TACATATTTTCCATAGCAGTTTTTTTTCCATGGCAATCCCTACACAATGCTATTAAATTGGTAACTTCATTAGTTCCTCCATTTTCCAAGCTAAGAATATGGTCTACTTCAAACCATGCGTTCAATTGACTTTTACAATGTCCACAATGCCAGTTTTGTTGTGATGCAATGTATTTCTTTTTTGTTTCACTTACAGAGCGTTTGTTACTTTTTCCAGAGTTTAATAATCTTTTCTCTCCAGGAGATATTCCCATTCCTCCTAATAATCCTCCCCAGCCTGAATTTGGTGAATCATTATCTCTTAAATTATCGTCACTCTCTCCTGTAAAAGATTCCATAAACCCACTATTTGATTGTCCAGCAGTGAAATCTAAAATTGGGTTTAACATATCTAGACTAGATCTATCAATAGGCATGTATTTTACAACATTATTTGCATGCATTAACATATTTTTACACTGGGCAGGATTTCTTTTCATTAGTAAATAAATACTAACACCAATCAAAGCAAAAAATCCCATTTGAAAATATTTTTTCCAAGACATTATAACTTTTGTATATTTTCCGTCGTGATAAGTGTTATAAATTAAAAACGCTGTGATTCCAAATATCAATAACTCTATTTTCATACTTATATTTATAACATATTTAATTTTTACAAGTTTTGGCAAAAGTTGTATTATTTTTTTGTTTCAATAAAAAGCATTGTTCTTGGTTGTTTTTTATTTTTTTGAGAAGTTTTTTTTGATGACTTAGACTTGGACTTTTTATTACTTTTTTTTGAACTACTAACTAAACTTATAATACTTTTATCTTTTGCATTTTTTTCAGCTTGTTTAAAAAGTGTATTTAGTTCTTTTAAGTCTTCTACTAAATTATTAACTTGAATAGGTTCAGTTGCAGTTTCAAATAAATAGTGAATAAATATATACTTTAGTTTATTAAAAAGCTTTAATTCAAGTTTGTCTAACTTGGAAAAATTCTCGTGTAAAATATTAATAATTGGATAATATGTCATAATAAGACCCCAAACATCAATATTTTTAAGGAAAACGTTATTAAAGTAGTCCATAAGCATAACCTCGTCACCTTTTGTAAACTTCATTAATATTTTTGTTAAGTATTCAATAATATAGTAATAAAGAAATTCCATTTCAATAATTTCCTTACGATTTTCAACATCAATACTTTTCAAGTCATTTTCAAAAAGGCTTTCCATAATTCCAATCATGTATTTAATGTGACCGGGTCCTCTTTTTTCGTTCCACAAAAATATATAGTCAATTACAAAAGCGCGTGTTGCATAATAATTTGGATTTGGATTTGAATCTAAAAGTTTTTGATACATTTTTTTAAAGGTGTCGTTAAATAAAATAATAGAATAAGGTAAATTATACTGAAATGGTCTTTCAAACATACTTTCTGGTATTTCTGTTCCATCGTATTTTGCAGACAACCCCCAATAAATAAGTTTTGTATGAAATCCTTCTTTGGTATTAACTAGAATATTAGATTCTTTAACGTCACAATGATAAATATCATATTTATTCATAGGAATAATTCCGTTAAGTAAAAGATCAATCAATGAGTTGTTCAATGTAATAAATTGCGATCCTTTTGTGATTGTTTGAATATAATCACCTACGTCTAAACCACCATCAGGCATATTCAATAATGCAATTTCATTTAATGAATCGTTTATATTTTTAACTGAAAACCCATCTTTTTTAAGAGCTTTACATTTTTTTTCATAGTCTTTAAGATCATCATCGGTTAATTTATCCGGCTTGCATGTATAAACGCCATCAATAAAAAAATAATGATTAAAATTGGGAATTTTTTCAAGGAAAGGTTTAAATCTAACAATGTCGTTGTACTCTTCTTCAATGTGTTTATTTGTCATTAATTTTGAAACTTCATTCTTAGGTCTTGGTTTATTAATGCATTTTAACGCAGGTCTAAATATACATCCATAACCCCCAGACGCAATAACTTTCCCCCCGTGTGTCATTTTCTTTGGTTTTGTTGTTCTTTTTTTAAAAGTATTAGTATTCATAACTAATATACATTGATATTAAAAATGATAAAAAAAGTAAATTAGCCCTGCAATGAGTAAAATAATAAATAAATATATAAGTTTGGCCCTTAACTTGTAGAATTCTCGATATTTAACATCTTTTGGTTTATAGTGTTCATAATATTGTTTATAAAATTCCTCCAGAGTTATTTTAGGTTTTTCTAATTTTTCGTTAATTTTATTGTGAATAAACCAAGTCCATCGAACAAATGATTCTCGATTATCTAAATATGGTGTAACTGGATATTGTTCTAATAGTTCACTAAATTCGTTTGCAATTTTATCTATTGGTAAAAAAATATGCAAATTTTGAATCAAGTCATAGTATTTTTTTTTAGTAACCGCGTTTGGATGATGGGGATATGTTACTGAAATTGTATGTAAAAAAAACCAATAGTGGGGTCCCCAAACTTTAGGATCAAGATAACTCATTTATATATAAAACATATAAAAGGATCTCTTTTTAAACATATAGTTTACTATAGATGAGTAAAAATAACAACTTATGTAACAATTGTGGAAAACATGGCCACTTATTTCACCAATGCAAACTTCCAATAACAAGTTATGGAATAATATTGTCTAGATCAAGCTGAGAAGGTTTGCAATTTTTAATGATACGCAGAAAAGATAGTTTTGGTTATATTGATTTTATTAGAGGGAAGTATTCCCCGTACAACATTGATCAAGTGCAAAATTGTATTAATGAAATGTCTTTACAAGAAAAAGAGCGATTGTTGAGCGATCCATTTGATAAGTTATGGAAAATGATGTGGGGTGAAACATCTGGAATACAATATAGAAATGAAGAGTCAGTTTCATTAAAAAAATTTGAGACAATAAAGGCGGGTGTTTTAGTAAACAATGTTTTGGTCACTTTAAGCGATTTAATAAAAAATAGCCAGTCAACGTGGAATGAAACAGAATGGGAATTTCCAAAGGGTCGAAGAAATTATCAAGAAAAAGATTTAGACTGCGCGCTTCGTGAATTTGAAGAAGAAACTGGATATTCACAAAAAGATATAATAATTATTGAAAACATATTACCATTTGAAGAAATTTTTATAGGTTCAAATCACAAGTCATATAAACACAAGTATTTTTTAGCATACATGAATGATACAATTGATAATTTACAAAATTTTCAAAAAACAGAAGTAAGTAAGTTGGAATGGAAAACAATAGATGAATGTTTGCAATCGATAAGGCCATACAATTTAGAGAAAAAAAAGTTGATTAGAAATGTAAGTAAAATATTGCAAGATTATATGTTATATTCATAGTTTTAAATAATGAAAAATATATTTAGGTATATTATAAAGATGCCCACCTCAAATAGAAGTATATTTAATTTTAGGAATCCTTTTATTAACTCAACTGTAGTAAGACAACCAACGGGAATTACAAGTCCTCAACAAACAAACAATTTTCATTATGCAGCATTTGCCGCGGGAAATTTAACAGCGTCAAGAACAATTCGCGGACTAGGTAACGGGCCTTATGGAAGTAATACATTTTTAATGAAACTTTATGGCAAGTAATAAATTAAGCATAATTTGAATCATAATTTAAAAAAATTACTATACATTATATTCATAATATATAGTAAGATGAGTAAAAAAAATAAATTACAGATAGTTTCGTCTTCTGATGAAGTTGAGTCAAGCGTGGATTCAAAAGAATTAGAGAAAATATTTAAATTGAATGAATGTGGTGCATCAGAAAAATATTATGACAAAGAATGTAACAAATTTTTATTAAAAAAGGAGTTAGTTGAACACGTTGAATTAGAAGAGCATCCAGATTCAGATACTTATTTATATCCTAACATGAATGACCCAAATTTCAATATTAAAATTGCTGAAAAGAAAGAGTTTAACGATACAAAGTATGATGGTAAATTGAGAGATATAAAAGATCAAGCGGAAATATTAAGTAAAGCGGAATTTGAAATGGCACCACATCAAGCATTTGTTCGTAACTTTCTATCGTTTCAGACTCCATACAATAGTTTACTACTTTATCATGGTTTGGGAAGTGGCAAAACTTTAAGTTCTATTGGTGTTTGTGAAGAAATGCGCGAATATTTGAAACAAATGGGAATTAATAAACGCATTATTGTTGTGGCATCTCCAAACGTACAGGATAATTTTCGATTACAATTATTTGATGAAAGAAAATTAAAAAAGGTGGATGGTATTTGGAGCATCAATAATTTTATAGGAAATAAGTTGGTAAAAGAAGTAAATCCAATGAATATGAAAAACGTACCACGAGAGAAAATAGTAAGTCAGATAAAAACATTAATAAACACATCATACTTATTTTTGGGTTACGGAGAATTTGCAAATTATATTCGAAAAGTAGAGTCTGTGAAGGAGGAGTATAAAAATGAAAAAGACAAAGAGTCAAGAAGACTAAGAAATTTGAGAAATGAGTTTAATAGCCGTTTAATTGTTATTGATGAAGTTCACAATATTCGTATAACCGAAGACAACGAAAATAAAAAAGTAGCTATGTATTTAATGTCTCTAGTAAAAGCGGCTGAAAATATGAGATTATTATTGCTTTCAGCAACACCAATGTATAATAGTTATAAAGAAATAATATGGCTTTTAAATTTAATGAATGTAAGTGATCGCAGAGCAACAATAGAAATCAAAGATGTATTTGATAAAAATGGAAATTTTAAGGAAGGCGGTGAAGAGTTATTGGCTAGAAAAGCTACAGGGTATGTTTCTTTTGTTAGAGGAGACAATCCATATACTTTTCCATTTCGAGTGTTTCCAAATGATTTTGATAAAAAACGCACCTTTAAAGATTCGAAAAATAAGTATCCAAAATACCAAATGAACGGAAAAGAAATAAAAGAAAGTGACAAGTTAAAAATTTTAGACTCAAATGTATTTTTAACAAATATTGGAAGTTATCAATCGAAAGGCTATAAATACATTATTGATCATTTAAGAAAAAAACAAATTACTATAACAACCAAAAAAGGAGTTGTTAGAGATATGCCCTCGTTTGAAAATATGGAGTCTTTTGGATATACACTTTTGCAAATGCCCTTAGAAGCATTAAACATTGTTTATCCATTGGATATTTTGGATGATGCTGTAAAAAATATAAAACCTGTTACAGATTTTTCAGACGAGTCATTGAGTCACTCATTGGGTAGCAGCAACTTTTCAGAAGACTCTATTGAAGTTGCAATGAAGAAAACACCAACAAAAGTTCAAACTCCCATTGAATCTGAAGATGAGACAAAAGATAAAACAAAAGATGATTCGGAATATGAACTTGAAGAAGAAGAAGAGTCTGAAGAGGATGAATCAGAAGAGAAACCCAAAAAAGAAACGGGGAAAATTTTAGAATTAACAAAACAACCATCAAGTGAAAAGTCATTAAGTAGTTTAAATGGGGGAGAAAATACAAGTTCTTCTTCAGGAAAAATTATTATAAATCCGCACGAGTTAACAGGAATAAAAGGTTTAGAAAGAATGATGTCTTTTGTAAATAGAAAAACTCCGCCAGAGTTTGGTAGTTTTGAATATAAAGAAGCTACAGAAAGAAAATATGGCAAAATTTTTTCTCAAAATGAAATTGGAAAATATAGTAGTAAAATAAAAAATATTTGCGAAAGCATTGTTTCGAGTTCTGGAAAAATATCTGAAGGAGTTATTTTAATTTATTCGCAATATATCCCAGGCGGGTTGTTGCCAATAGCTCTTGCGCTTGAAGAAATGGGGTTTACACGATTTGGAGAAAATGTAAAATCTTTTTTTAAAAATCCTCCAACACCAGCGGTTGATTCAAGAACTATGAAACCTAGAGTTGATAGAACTTCTGATTTTATGCCTGCAAGATATGTTATGATTACAGGTGATCCGCGCATTTCGCCAAACAACGATTTTGATGTAAAAGCTTTAACTGGTATTGATAATAAAGATGGCAATAAAATAAAGGTAGTATTAATATCAAAAGCAGGATCTGAGGGGTTAGATTTTAAATATATAAGGCAAGTACACGTTTTGGAGCCTTGGTATAACTTGAATAGAATAGAACAAATTATAGGTCGCGCGGTGCGTAATTTTAGTCACAAAGATTTACCATTTGAAAAAAGAAATGTTG